TGGTCAAACTGTGACCATCGCTAACAGCGGCACAATTTTTAATGGCTCTCACGTCATTACAGGAACTTACCCATACTCAACTGGGTCTTTAACGTTCCCTTACATCGGCTATAACTTTCCATATATTTACAGCACATTCCCTAAGTCATATTCTTTAATTCAATACACAGACGTAACAGGATCACCTTCTTCACAGAATTATCGTAACGTAGTTCCATACGGCAAAGCCTCAGGCGTCGATACAAAGACAACTTCTTACGGCACAACCCCAGCAATTCGCCAAGCAGCTCTTATGCTTGCTGTGGACGTGTGGCAAGCCCGCCAAGCACCTTCTAGCGGCGGAGTGTCAGTAGATGGCATTACTCCAAGCCCTTATCGTCTAGGCAATACAATGCTTGCAAAAGTTCGTGGTCTTATCGCGCCATATACAAGCCCAAGGTCAATGGTTGGCTGATGGCAACTCCAGCAGTTTCAACCCTTCGTCAGACGCTTGCGACTGCACTAACAGCCAATACAACGTACCAAGTCTTTGCTTACCCACCACAAACCATTCAGGCTAATTCAGTTGTCATCATTCCTGATGATCCATATTTAGAACCCAACAATGATTCATGGGCGACAGTTGGACCAACTGCTAATTTTAAGTTACTTATCACAGTTCCGTTATTTGATAACCAAGGCAACCTACAAGGTATTGAATCAGCCGTGGTAACTATGTTTAATGCTTTATATGCGTCCAATAATATTTCATACAACGTGGGAAGTGTGTCCCAACCTCAAGTTCTCTCCGTGGCTAGCGGAGACTTATTGTCATGCGAAATGTCAATTTCGCTCGTAACTAGTTGGGAGTAATAATGGACATCAAAGAATGGACAGCAGAAAACGAAGCCTTCTTGATCAAAATCGGTCAGGTAGAACCAAAACAAACCAAGCCAGCAACCAAGAAAGACGAGGAATAACCTAAATGGCAGTATTTCTAAACAATGGTGTGCAGGTTACTGTCGATCCGGGAACGGGCTCAGTTAACCTTTCAGACCACGTTACATCTATCACCATCAATCAATCATTCGATGAACTCGAAGTCACAGCAATGGGCGATTCAGCTCATAAGTTTATCAAGGGACTTGAAGCATCTTCAGTAACTCTTGATATTCTCAACGATTTCACATCAACAGTAAATGTTACCAAGACATTGCAGTCTTGCTATGGCAAGAGCGTAGTATGGACATTTAAGCAGACTTCATCTGCTACATCAGCAACCAACCCGCTTTATACTGTTACACTTTTGGTTAATAACCTTACAGCGATAAATGGCGCAACAGGCGACGTATCAATGCAGAGCCTCACATTTAACGCAACAAGCATAGTAGCAGTAACAGAAGCATAATCTAACAAAGGGGCTAACATGGCAAAGCTAAGGGTTACAACGTCAGACAATCAGGTAACTGATTACGAGATTACTCCAATAATTGAGTACGCGTTTGAGCAATACGCCAAAAAAGGCTTTCACAAAGCCTTGATAGAGGATCAGAAGCAATCTGATATCTATTGGTTATGTTGGGAAGCAACAAGGAGAGCCGGCGGTTCTCCTAAACCTTTCGGGGATGGTTTTCTAGAAACTCTCAAGTCAGTTGAGGTTTTAGAATCTGACCCTTTGGTATAGATCGGAACTCCGTAACATATCTAGCTTCGCGGCTTAGTTATGAGTACGGAGTTCCGTTCCAATCCATTGTAGAACTTTCTCCAATGGCGTTTCAGTACCATATTCAGGTACTCAAAGATATAGCGAAAGCGAGAGAAGATGCCAACAGAAATCAAAGGCGTTCTCGCGCTTAGAAAAGCACTTAGAAATTTTGAACCCGACCTTGCTAGAGAAACTACAAAAGAACTTGCTGCATTCCTTAAACCTGTTGTAAGAAATGCCAGAGGTTTTATGCCTAGTGACGCTGACGTTCCTTCAGGATGGTTATATCGTCCAACGGCTCAAGGTCGGTGGGCTACTCGTTTTTATAGCCAAAACGCTGCACGGCGTGGTATTAAATACAAAACAACTCCTTCTCGTTCAAATAACAGAGGTTTTACAGCTCTCGCTTCTATTCTTAATACAAATATCGGCGGCATCATTTACGAATGGGCTGGTCGTACTGCTGGTGTAAAAGGAAACTTTACTCCCAAATTAGGTGGAGAACTTAAAGGCGCAAAAAGGTCTATGACTGGTCGAGCAATGTATCGTGCATATTCTGACGATAATGGTCAAGCAAAAGCTCACGTTATTAAGGCTTTAGAAAAGGCTGGAAGAAAGTTTAATGAGAGAAAAGTGAGTGTCTGATGGCTGATTTAAGAATTGATATAGCATCGGAATTTACAGGTAAAAAAGCCTTTGCAAATGCCAGCAAAGCAACAAACACTCTTGATAGATCTGTAGCCAAATTAGGTAGAACTTTAGCCTTAACTTTTGGCGCTGCGGCAATTGCCAATTTTGGTAAGAACGCTGCAAAAGCATTTATTGAAGATCAGAAACAAGCAGACCGTTTAGCCAATGCAGTAAAAAACCTTGGTCTTGAATTGTCCAACCCTGGTATTGCTAGTTACATTGATAAATTAACCTTAGCATCTGGAGTTAGCGATTCTCAGCTTCGTCCAGCGTTTCAGTCTTTATTAACTACTACTGGTGATTTAGTAGGTAGCCAAAAACTGCTTAGCCAAGCCATTGATATTTCTGCCGGTTCTGGTGTGGATCTTATTACAGTTGCCCAAGATTTATCTAATGCTTATGTAGGCAAGACTAAAGCTCTTACTAAATACAATCTTGGTCTTACTACAGCAGAACTTAAAACTGCCAAATTTGTCGATATTCAAAAGAAACTTAACGACTTATATAAAGGCGCTAATGAGGCATACCTTCAGACTTATGCAGGAAGATTAGACGCAATTACAACAGCTGCCAATGAAGCCAAAGAAGCCATTGGTGGAGCGTTAGTTGATGCTTTTATGACTTTAACTAATTCCGTTACTACAGAAGATTTAGTTGGACATATTACTGGGGCTACCGATGCTTTAGTTGGTTTTATAGATAGATTTGCTCTTAGTGTCCAATTAGTCAAAGCCTTAGCCCCACATGGTATTTTAGGATTTATGTTTGGTAGTCCAGACCCTAAAAAAGTCCAAGACGATATTTCAAAAGCATGGAAAGATTTTAACGACAAAAAACTACGTCGTTCTAACAAAGCAGTATGGGCTGGTATTAAAACTCCAGCACAAACGGCACAGGAAAAAGCGGCTGCTGACGCTGCTGCTAAACGTCAAAGAGAGCTGATTGCTGCACAAAACAAACAAACCGCAGAATTGAAAAAACAAGCGGCTCTTAAAAAAGATAGCAGTATTTTTGACATGCAGCAGATTGAATTAATTGCAGCGCTTAAAGGTAAGTTATCTGAAGACGATCGTAGAAGAGCAGAATTACAATTAGCTTTACTTAACGAAAACGTTACAGAAGCCGACAGACTGACTAAACAAATTCTTATGGCTCAAGATTCCACAGGCAATCTATACAGATATTTCATGCAGACTCCAGACGCGAAAAATCCTTTTGGTTATTTAGACAAATGGATTGCAGATTTCCAGACTAAACTTAATGCTTTGCAATTTCCAACAGCACCCGGAGTTGTCATAACACCACCAGTTGCAATTATTCCGCCAACAAATCCTGGTAATGGTGGATTTACTCCTGGCACTGGCACTTACGCACCACCAGCAACAAATGTTCCACCATTCAGTTCTGGTGGATTTACCCCATACAGCAGCGCATCAGTTATCCCAGACATGGCTGCAAGTTCAAGCAATTATGGTGGATACGCTCCGGGTCAGTATGGTCAGAACGGCGCAGTTGTGGTTCAGATTGATGGAAAGACTATTGCTACCGCTAACCAGTCCCAGTCACTATCTGGTATTCCTAGCAAAGTAAGTCGCATTAATGGAATGTTCACAGGCTGATGGCATTACAGGCACAGATAGCCGTTTCTTTTGATTATTCAAACGGCGCTACTTTTGGTTTTGTAGGTTTTGTAATTGGCGATTCTAAATATGGAATTCTTGGTACAAGCACCCTTGGAGATTCTACTCTTATAGAACCCGTTATTGACTTAACACCAAACGTTTATCAAATTACTATTAATCGTGGTCGTAACCTGCAGCGCGATACTTACGAGGCTGGCACTTGCACAGTTCGAGTATTAGATCCGCTTTCTTATTTTAACCCACAAAACACAGCTTCTCCTTATTATGGATATCTTGCTCCATTGCGTAAGTTGCGTGTCTCAGCAACCACAGCAACAACTCAGAAGTACTTATTTTCTGGATACGTCACAGATTACACATATACCTATCCGGTCAATCAAGACACGGGTTTTGTCGATATTTCATGCACAGATGCTTTCCGGCTACTCCAGTTGGCTAACATCTCAACTGTAACTTCTTCTCCGGCAGGGCAAACTACCTCAGATCGCGTATCAGCAATCCTTAACCAAGTGTCATTTCCTAGTTCTATGCGCACAATCTCAACTGGTTTGAACACCTGTATTGCCGACACCGGTGTTAACAGAACCAGTCTTGAAGCTATTAAGAATGCTGAAATGTCTGAGACCGGCGCTTATTATATGAATGGCGCTGGAACTGCCATATTCAAAAATCGCACGGACGTTATGAATTCACTAGCCAAGACTCCTGTGGCATTCAATCAATCTGGTGGCATTCCTTACCGCAACCTTGTCTTTGCATTCGATGACAAACTCATCATCAACCAAGCCAATTTTGCTCGTGTAGGCGGTTCTACAATCACAGTCACTAATCAAGCCTCAGTAGATAAATATTTCCCGCACACGGTTACCCAGACTGACCTTATAGCCGAAACAGACACTATAGTTACCGATATTGCTAGAGAATATGTAGCTACTAGAGCGGCAACTACTATTCGTATTGACGAGATGGTTGTGGATTTACTAGATCCAGCAGTTCCAACCGACACAATGATTGGTCTGGATTTCTTTGATAACGTGCTGATAACCAACGTTCAGCCTGATGGATCAACAATTGTCAAAAACCTTCAATATCAGGGTATTAAATGGGATATAAACGCACAGAAAATGATGGCTACTATTACAACTCTCGAACCTATAGCCGATGGTTTCGTGGTTGGAAGCTCATATTACGGTATAATCGGCACTAATACATTGGGATACTAGGAGATATAATGGCATCAGGACTACCAGCAGCGACAGGCGATATCCTTACCGCCGCCACAGTCAACGGACTTATTACCTTTACAGTAGGTTCTGACCAGACAGCAGATTACACAGCCGTCCTTACAGATCAATACCAAGTCCTAGTCCCTATGAACAAGGCAACAGCAATAGCCTTCAAGATTCCTACTAACGCTTCTGTAGCGTTCCCAGTAGGAACAGCAATCACAGTTCTTAATAAAGGTGCAGGAACTTGCACTATTTCTGCCACAACAAGCGGCACAACTACAGTTCTTTCAGCAGGTACAGTCGCAGCTGCGCCTACTTTGGCTCAATATAAGACAGCAGTTTGCATTAAAACTGCCACAGATACTTGGTATGTCGCAGGTGGACTTGCATAATGATTGGTGCAATCACGGCAGGCTTGAATGACGGAATTACAGCAAAAGCTTTTCCGGGCAATATTGCCGCTATTTGGCTTGATGCTGCCGACACCAGCACAATTTCATTAAGCGGCTCAGCAGTTACCCAATGGAATGACAAAGGTTCTTTAGGGTACAACGTATCTCAATCCACAGCCACCAATCGTCCTGCTTCTGGAACCACAACACTTAACAGTAAGAACGTCATTGCATTTGATGGTAACGATGTGCTTACAAGTACTGCCGGTAATAATTGGAAATTCTTGTCAGACGGCACACAATATATTATGGGTTATGTAATTAAAGTTTCTACAGTTTCAGACCCAGAAAACGATATTCAGACTTTTGGAAATATTCGCAGAGCAGAAGGAGTCCTTGGTCGAAATCTACAAGCTGAATCACGCGGAGCCGGAACTGGCAAAGTGAGAGTTTATTCCTATATGGGAACGGGTTATGTTTATATACAAGACTCGGCAGCTAGCGTATGGGCTCAAGATTCTCCTGTTGTATATACGGAAATGAATGATCCAACAAACGCAACAGCACTTAATCGTATTTACTCATATTTTGGAACATCAGCAGCGATTCAAACTAATATATATTCAAGCACAGCCAGCACTAGCAACCCTTCTTATCCTTTGGCTATTGGCGCAACAGACCAAGGAAATCAAGGTATTACAGGCTACGTGGCTGAATTAGTTATTGCTACTGGAGCAAACGCTACTGATGCAAATCGTATTCTTATTCGTGATTACCTTAAAACAAAGTGGGCTCTCTAATGACAAATTGGTATGAATGGGATTCCTTAGCATCTTTTAATACTTGGCATGAAGCAATAATTGTTGAGTTGGGTTTGCCTATAATTTCAGTCAATCAAGCGACAGGAAAACCACAACCCAATGCAGTTGAAACTGTCAGATATACAAATCCTTTTGAAGTTGAAGACAAGGTAATTGCTATTGTAGAAGATGCTCAATCTGCTAATTTGACTGCAACAACTTTACGTCCTTACTCGCCACCACCACCAGCATTGCAATGAAACCAATATTATGCAGAGCCGGACAACAGTTAAGACTCCAAGTCGATGATAGTTACGTCTCAAGAGATAAGACCAGCGACGGCTGGCTTGGCGACTACCGCCATTCACTCCGTCCTTCTGACCACAATCCTGATGCAGCAGGTATCGTCCGAGCCATTGATATTGACAGGGATTTATCTGGTAAAGCCAAGCCTGACCTCATGCCCGACCTTGCAGATCAGATTCGACTCGCAGCGCGAGCTGGAGATAAGAGAATTAGTTACGTCATATTCGATGGCAGAATCGCATCGGCTAAGAAGTCTTGGGCTTGGCGTCCTTACGATGGGATTAATAAGCACAATCATCATTGCCATGTCTCATTTACCAAGGCTGGCGATATCGATAATTCGTTCTTTAACATACCGATGATAGGTGGAGCAGCATGAACATGAAAAACCCTTATGTAATGTCAGTTGGAGCGTTCTTAGCAGTATGGGGTACAACCTCAAACTTTGCTTTGGATTACCGAGCAATTCTTGGATCACTTGTAGCTGGAGTCTTTGGCTACGCGACGCCTAAAAAGTAACCATGTCAGCTGCTAAACAAATGACAATCACCACAACGCCTCAGCTTGTGGGACGCGTTCTTGAATCCAGCCTAAGCCTGTGGGTTCACGCCGGTGGCACCATCTATTTCGGTGGCGATAACACAGTCAGTTCATCTAATGGCTTTCGCCTTGATAGCAATGACAAATATCAAACAATCATTCCAGAAGGCAATGAAGTATGGGCTGTAACCAATAGCGGCACAGCAACCCTCTACGTCTTTACGACTGTAATCTAATGAGTGCTAGTGATTTGGCTGCGTGGATTGTGGCTGTTATCGCTGTTCTGGGTGGTATGGCTACATATACACAGTTCATGATTAAGCATTACCTCAGCGAACTGAAGCCTAACGGCGGCTCGTCTATAAAGGATCAGGTTAATCGATTAGAAGCGCGTGTCGATACAATCATTGACTTGTTAGGTAAGTGACACTAATCCTATGGCTAAGAAAAAGGTCATAGACCTAGACACTTACAATGCTTTAGATGCGTGGGCTATATCCCTGCATGAAATGTATAGAGCGTTGATTCGTGCTGGTTTCTCAGGTTCTACAGCTCTTTCTTTGATTATGGAAAAGGATGCTTATCCTGACTGGATTCTTCCTGCTATTCCTAATCGCATAGACAACATTCCCTATGATGACGAGGATGACGATTAAGAAGATCGTAATACTTTCGGACTTGCAAGTTCC